CTTTATCCCAATATAGTTTTACCCATTGATCACCGTACTTAGATAATCTTTCGTCATCAATAGTTGCAACTATTGAATTACTGCATTGTTCTTTTACACCAATAGCACCAACACATTTCCATAGTTTAGGATTTTTTGACATAATATACTCCAATCTGTTTTGTACGTTTTTTTAATTATACCACATTAAGTGGCTTATCTCAAATTGGCTATTCTATGCCGATTGTTGCGTGTATAGAAAAACTTGGTGATGTTCCAGATATTGTGTAATTTAATCTAAAGTAGTCATCAGTTATTGCACCTGCTGCACTTTGGTAATCAGCACCTATTGCAGTTATATCGCTAAAGGTTATTACATCAGTTGGACTTGTAAAACTAGCGTTGTCATCTGATTGTAATTTAAACGTAACTGTTGGTGTTGATGTACCACTTACAGCAGTACAATGTATAGCCACATATATTTTTTCTGTAGATCCAACAGCACCTAACTGTACCCCGGTTGAATTACCAGTAGCAGTTAATGCACCGTCTATTTCTATTTTGCCTTGAACCACTTCATCATCTGATTGCGATTTTGTAATACTAAATGGTGCTATCTCACCTACTGTACCAAACATTTGATAACTAAATAATCTTGATTTCATAAAGTAAGCTGTATTGCCTACACCTGCGTCTGGTACTGTTGTAACAATCAATTCGTTGCCTACAGAAGCACCTAGTAAAGCGTCTGGTTTATTTGCCCCAGCTTCATAAAAGCCGTCTAATTGTAATGTACTATCTTTAAGTCCACCTAGTCTTTCACGAAAACCACCACTATTTATGGTTGTAGCGTCTAGTTCTTCTGACATTATTTCTAGGTTTACGCTAGTTACGTGGTCTGATAAGTCGTAACCACCACTAAATACTTTACCGTCATTAAATACAAATTTAGCCATTTACTTCTTCCCACGCTTCGTTAATATTTGGTGTACTTTTATCATCTTTTTTAAATGTGCCGTCTTTTTTTCTAGCACGTCTTTTTTTAATAGTAATAGGTTCTATGTGTCCACCTTTTATTAATGACTTAGCAACATTTTCATCATCAATAGTTATTGTGTCGCCTTTTACTTTATCCATAACTTTTTTATTGCCTATAATCTTATATTTAGCCATTATGATCCTTTCGTATAAACCTCTATTGTTAAGTTAGCACCTACACCGTCTATGCCGTTTAAATTAACATCTGCTGCGTAATTGCTAACATTTACAACTCTTGCGTCTGTATCGCTTAGTCCTAAAGTCTTATTGTTATATATTACTTGTCTTACGCTTGATGAACCACTACCTGTAATAAAAGCGTCTAATTTATCTTGTGCTGTTCTGGTATCTGCACGTTGAACAGCTACCAACATATCAAATGTATATAGATCAGTTCCCCTTTGCATAGCTAAATCAAACTGTATTTCTGTTGGTATAAAGATAGCAACCGGGAAGTTTATTGCATTATCTGGAACTGTATCGTAACAACGTAGCCCACTTATGTTGCCTACAGTTGTTTTTAAACCGTCCCTAATCTCGGCAAGTGTAGCCATTAAGAAACACCTAGAACTGTGCCTTTACGAAACGGTGCAATTAATCGTGTTATTTCTCTGTTTTGTTGAATATTGACTACGCCAAAATCACCAACACCAGCAACGCCTAGTGGTGCGTTTCGCATAGCAAATAGTTCACTAGCTAACATCAATGTAGCTTGTTTAATCTGATTTGGAACACTTGCATAACCCCAACGTGCTGTTATTTCTGCACGTGGTCTATTGCTAGAAAAATCTAATGGCCACTCGTGATTACCGTCTGAAATAAGTTCTACTATATAAAATGGATTGCCTGTAATACCACCGACTATGCCATTGATTGGTAATACTTGAAAATCTGAACTTGCAACGGTTTCTTCGTATGTACCGTCATCATCATCATCATATTTAACAACTAACCCGGTAGTTGTTGAAATGTCATCTACACGTAATCTGTATAAATCATCTGTAAAAAACTTACGTGCAGAAGTTGTAGCGTCTTGATAAAAATACCTGCCACAAAAAGCGTCTATTTGCCTACTAGCTGCATTTACTGCGTCATCAATTAAAGTATCGTCTGCTGTATCGCTTGTTGGTATGCCAACAAAGATCTTTAATTCGTCTTGTGTACAGTAGCCATTAGTAATTGCCATAAGATATTATCTACCTTTCTTTCGGCCTTTACCTTTGCCACCTTTCATTTTCTTTTTTCCGTAACCGATACCTTTTGGCATAATTACTTCTTTTTCTCTACTTTTTTTTCAGCTTTAGGTTTTGCAGATTTTGTTTCAACTTTTCCACCAGCTGCTTTAATTGCTTTTTTAACTTCTTCAGCACGATCTGCCTTTCCATAGACTTCATAGTGTTTTAATTCTTTTTTTAATGCTTCTATTAATTCTTTATCTTTTGCCATAATACTTTCCTAAATGGTCTGGTGTGTTAGTTGCCCAACACACCGAAACCATAATTTAATTAAAAGGTAGGTGCAATAAGTCCTGTACCTACGATTTCTGATATTCCTTTTGGATATCTTCCAGAAGCAAAAGCAACGTAACCATAAACAACCATTTTAGTTGTTAATGATCCTGCGTTTGTTTCTTCAAATTTAAGTTGGAACAAATTATCTTCAAATAAGATATGGTCATCAACTTTTGCTATATAAATAGCGTCTTCAGTACCAGCACCTAGATCAGTTCTAATGTTAGCGTCTGTGATTACTGGTAATCCTAGAACACTACCTACAACTTGACCATAAGCTGCTGCGTCCCCAACACCTGCTGCGTTGTCTGGGTTGTTACCAGCTGGTAATACTAATGGACGGTTTGAACTGTCCACACCTGCTGTTAAGAAACCCCAACGTCTTGGGTGCATAAGGATTGCAGTAGCTGGTGCAAATCTATTTGAATTGATTTCCTGTACTGCGTCTGCAAGTTTTGGATATAACTCTGCAACTGTTGGACTTGCGTCTGTATAAGTTGTTTGGTTGATACCAGAAACTTGTGATATACCTAATGGTTGTCCTGATGAACCAGAACCGTTAATCATAAGGTTATCTAATTTTGTGTAATAAGCTGCAACTAAGTCTTGGAATATAATGTTTTCCAATGAGAAACCCGGTTGTCCACCTCTTTCAAGTGCTTGTCTTGAAACGTCTTGCTGACCTGCAATAGTATCAACATTAACTGTTAATAAGGTGTCGTCCATATTTGTTTCTTGAACAGCTGAGTTTTCACTAGCTTGTTCTGCTGCTGCTGATCCAGTTGTTATTCTGGATATTTCAATTTTGTTACCGAACGCTGGTAAGTCCTTTTTAGGAACAGCGTTATATAATGGTGAACCTGCTCTTGCGATTGGTGCGTACTCATCTACTAAGTATTGAGGTACAACTAATCCTGTAAAAGCACCAGTTCCAACATCTCTAGCTTCAAAATCTTGGTGCTTGTTAAGTCTTTCTTGTGCTTTAAAGTCGCCTGATCTAGCTGCCCAAGCGTCTGCAATAAAAGAGTGATCGCCACCCTCTCTATACAAATCTGGCTCGTTTACTTCTACAACAGCTTCTTTATCGCCTAAGTCCTCGTCCTCAACACCAAGTGCATTTCTGCTTTCTTTAACTGCTTTCAAAGTTTCAGCTGCTTCTCTTGCTTCTTCAATCTTTTCGTTCATCTCTTTGATTTCAGCGTGAAGTTCATTTGATCTAGCAAATTTGCTATCAAAATCTTCCCCTGCTTCCATTTCATCAAGTTCAGAAACAAGACCGTCAAGTTCAGCTACTTTAGCTTCTCTAGCTTCAATTAATTTTTTCAATTTAATTTCCTTGTTGTTATTTTCTTATACTTCTGCGTAGAGTGTGGTAGTCAAGTGTGATACACGGCTATAACCACGGCTATACGTCTTTTAGCGAATACCGTCCCTTTCAAGTTTCAGTTTTAATAAATCCACTTTAGGATTGCTTCGCTTTTTATCAACGTCATCACTTTCAGCGACTTGGTTAATAAAACTTTCTAAAATCTCTGTAGCTTTCTCGCCACTTCTTGCTTCAACTAATTCTTTGTGCAAGTTCTCTATATCTACGCCACGAAGTTTTGCACCTGCCCACGGATTAGCTGG